TGTTAAAGGATCATACATATTAGGACCTAAGATAGGCCAAGGTTTTTATCAAAATATACGAGGTAACTACGAGCCACTAACCATGGATATCTGGTGGATGAGAATGTGGAACAGAATGGTTGGTCGTCCTTTTGTAACCACCAAATCTCCAGAATTTATGAGTAAGTCTAGAAAAGGATTAGCTGATCAAATTAAGAAATCGACTGGTTTAGAGCGAAAGCTTATCAATGAAACGCTCAAATCAACTAACGAAACCAGAAAAGGTTTGTACAAAGATAAAGCAAGGTTTGAAGCATTTATAGAAGCGTTAGAAAAGAGATACCAAAAGTTCTATCGGCAGTATAAAAAGGATAATGGCGTCAACCACAACAAACCGCAGTTGTTCCAAAGTACCGGTACATATACCAAGAACATGGTGAAGCAGCTACAGGCTCAGCCAACCCCAGCAGATCGTCCATATATGCGTCGAGTAACTGCAAGAGCCTTAGAAAAGCTTAGAGAACAAGGAATAGACATTACAACAGCTGATTTTCAAGCTTTGATGTGGTATCCTGAGAAATTATTGTATAGAAAGTTAGGTGTGCAACCTGGTAATGGCTCAGATAATGATTATCTAGATGCTGCAAGGTTGTTAGCACAGAAGGAAGGGATATCAAATGACCAAATCCAAGAAGCACTCCCCCAGTCAGAGCGAGACGGAGAAGTCGATAATAGAACAGGTACCGCCACACCTGATGAAGGAGTTTATCGAGATGCTGGCAGAGGCAACCAAGAAGAAGGAGGAATCCTTAGATCCCAAAGCCCAGCAATCCCAGGAAGTGGACTACCAGGAGCAGCACTTACAACCCCAAGTTCCAATCTTAGCCTCCAGGAAGTAAAGCCCCACCTACAACCAGCTAAAGAAGTCTTTGAGATTGGCAAAAAGGGTAGCGAGTTTGAAAATGGTGTCGATACCATGGAAAAAGCTCAAAGACTAGCTAACGCCCTAAATGTAACTATTGAATTAGTAGATAAATTACCTGGTGGCTCATCTGGTACTTACGCTAATTATAGAAATGTTGGCGGTGCAATCAAAGCATTAAGAAAAGGCTCTGACCACCCAGCATACTCAGGCGAAATTATCACTGAGATAGACGAATTGACTACAGTTTCACATGAGATAGCACACGCTCTCGGTAGGCCAAGGATAGACAGAGAAGTGACACCAGAAGGTGAAATAGGTTTCAGAAATAATCCTTTAGTTAATCAACAATCAAAAGCTGCAAACCTTTCAGTTCATAGAGGATCTTTTGAAGACTTTATTCTAGATGCAACAGGCTTAAATAACGAAGAACAAATTGCAATTATCAAAGAGATTATAAACCTACAAGAAAACGTAGATGTAGTCTTTGAAAACAGGCCAGAGCTTGGGAAAAGTGCAATAAGAGGTTTTAGAAAAACAAGAGAAGTCTCATCAAAGAAAGCAGAAAACCAAGCTTTAAAAGAGATAGAAAGTCAGCTTCGTGATGTAGATATGACACTGACCCCATCTCAAAAATCAGGCATCATAAGAGAATTTGTCAATACCGAGAAAAGTCGTATGAACAGAGCTGTAGACAAGGCCCTTAAATCACATCGTATGACCTACACCAGGGATGTTAACGAACTAGCTGTTGATCCTCTTATGTTGTACATATCTAATCCCAAGATGGCAAAAGAGTTAGCTCCCACAGTATCCAAGAAGATTAGGTATCTCTTCAATAACTTTGGTGGTCCAAAGAACCCAGTGACATTCTACACTTTCCCTCTAGCAACAATCCTAGCAATTGTTATGGCATCATTAGCAGCTAAGGATGCAGAGGACGAAGAGAGAAACCGCCTCATGCAAGCACCTCCAGGAGCCTTAACACCTCCTCCAGCTGCCTTAAGTGGACTAATGATCTAATATGAAGAAACCAAGGAAGAAGTCACCACCTCGGGTCCCTAAAGAACCTCACAAAGCACCAAAGAATAATTACTTTGCGACGCTTATGAGTACACCGGAGGGGAGAGCATTGAGACGCGAATGGTCGACACGTCCCCGGAAGAATGGTGGTCGCCCAAAAGGCACTCCGGATGGCTACAGGACAGAAGAAATCAAACCAATCAGGGAGAAGGCAAAAGAAGAAGCAAAGGATATCGTTAATATCATGTCTAAGAAATACAACATTGAAGATGAGTATTCAAAAGAAGCTCTTACAACTGCCGTCGAAGTTATGCGTGTACCAGGCGAAACGCGAGAGCGTCTAGCAGCTGCACGACTAGTCCTCGATTTCACTCGTGGAAAGCCGGCATCTAAATCAGAAGTAACGCTAGGAAAAGCAGAAGATTTCCTATCGTCTTTACTCCTACAAGAAGAAGAGCAAACTAATGAACACATCGATGATGGACAAGAAACTACAAGCAGTTCGAAAACGCTTATTAACTGATTTTAAATACTACGCTAATGCATCCCTAAAGATTAGAACTAAAGCCGGTGAAATAGCCCAGCTTAAGCTAAACCCAGCCCAGATAATTCTAAACGACGCTGTTACTGCCCAGTTAGAGACTGAAGGTAAGATCCGCGTTATTATCTTAAAGGCGAGGCAGCAAGGATTATCAACTTATACCGGTGGCTATCTTTATTATGCCGTTAGCCAAAGACCAGCTCGAAAAGCCATGGTTGTAACGCACCATGCTGATAGTACTAGGGCTCTATTTGATATGACTAAAAGATATCATGAGCATTGCCCTGAGATACTGAAGCCTCACACTAAGTACAGCTCCAGAAGAGAGATGAACTTCGATGTTCTCGACAGCTCTTATGTTGTCGCTACAGCTGGTGGCGAAAGTATTGGTCGAGGTGAAACACTAACTCATATACACGCATCAGAACTCGCATTCTGGCCTAAGAGCAGCTCTTTGGATAACTGGAACGGTTTAACACAAGCTGTACCAAATACTCCTGGGACAGCTGTTTTCGTGGAAAGTACAGCCAACGGCGTCAATGGGATATTCTATGATTTATGGCGAGGAGCAGTAGATGGAAAGAATGGTTATGTCCCGGTGTTTATTCCCTGGTTCGTTGACCCAGAATATCGTGAAGATGTTCCTGAGAACTTTGAGAGAACACCAGAGGAGAACGATCTTGCGAAAGAATATGACTTAGACGATGGGCAGCTTATGTTTAGGCGTCGAAAGATCGCTCAAAACGGCATAGACTTATTTAGACAAGAGTATCCATCAGAACCAGAGGAGGCATTCTTAACAACTGGTCGTCCAGTCTTTAATCCAGACCAGCTGCAAAAGAAGATTAAAACAACGAGGGATCTCGAAGAGAGATTTGCCTTAGAAGGAGAAGAGTTCCTCCATAATGCAAGAGGCGAGCTGTCTACCTTTAGAAAACACGTTGAAGGTGAGCAGTATGTCATTGGAGCTGATGTCGCTATGGGTGTCAGAAATGGCGACTACAGTGTTGCACAAGTACTCGACAGTAAGAAACGCCAAGTTGCAATCTGGAGAGGCCATGTCCACCCAGATTACTTCGCTCAAGTTCTGTATGCTTTAGGATCGTTTTATAATGAGGCCTTCATATGCGTAGAGAATAACTCACATGGAATACTAACTTGCACGAGGCTCGGAAAAGACCTGGCATACCCTAACTTTTATACTGAAGTAGTCATGGATAAGTTAACTGATCGAGAGACGATTAAGTTAGGCTTTTCTACGACTGCTAAAACGAAACCCTTAGTGATCGATCAGCTTAGAGCTTCGATGCGCGAGGATGAACTAGAGCTGAACGATAAGGTCACTCTAAGAGAAATGATGTCATACATCGTTACAGAAAGTGGCGCTATGCAAGCCGAACAAGGCTGCTTTGACGACTGCGTGATGTCGTTAGCCCTGGCAAACCATGTCCACACTGGTGCTTGGGAGCCAATCAAATCCACAGATAACTACTATATTGAAATGGTTTAAAATGAAGAAAACAGATTACAAGAAGATTGATGACGAGCATATAGTTACGCTTGTTGATTCAAATATTCGAAGATCTATAGGCTACTACGATAGTCAAATCTCAAGAGAACGTAAAAGGGTCGTAGATTACTACAACGCAACTCTTCCACGGCCAGCTCACGATGGTAACTCAAAGTATGTCTCCCAAGATGTCTACGATGCTGTAGAGAGTATGAAAGCAGCTCTGTTAGAAACCTTCTCAGCCGGCAACAAAACTGTAAAGTTTGCGCCTCAAAACGCTGATGATGTTGCAATGGCAGAGGTATGCTCAGAATACACTGATTACGTCTGTAATCGTCAGAACGATCTTTTCAGTGTCATGGGCAGCGTCATCCATGATGGGCTTATAGCTCGCGCTGGTATTGCTAAAGTATTCTGGCAAGTTCAAGACCACACAACGATAGAGCCATTTGAAAACATTACTCAAGACGTTCTCGATATGATGTTAGCTGAGGATGGAACAGAGATTGATGAAGTAACTGAAGAAGACGAGTTAGGTCTTGTCTCCGGTACCCTTGCAATCACCAGGGACACCTCCCAGGTCATGATTGATGCGATACCTCCAGAAGAGTTCATCATATCGCCACAAGCAACTTCATTAGAGGATGTGTTGTTCTGCGCTCACAGAACTCGGAAAACAATGTCGGAGCTAAGAGAAGAAGGCTACGACGAAAAGCTGCTAGAAAGAATAGGGGACCACGACGACGTCGATTTAGAGACAGATCCGGAAGTATTAGCTAGGCATGAAGATGTCGGAGCTGACAGAGGATTTGGCTCAAACAACTATCAAGACCAAGTTCGCAACATCACAGTGTATGAAGCTTACATGGAACTTGATTGTGAAGGGACTGGGGTTGCCGAACTATATCGTATCATAAAGGCTGGTAATACCCTACTTTCAAAGGACATAGTGACCAGGAAGCCATTCGTAGCATTCGTTCCGCTCCCCATCCCTCACAGCTTTTATGGAAGCAACTTTGGATCTAAAGTAATCTCAACTCAAAACGCTAGGACAGTCTTAACGAGATCAATCCTCGACCATGCTGTCGTTACAACTAACCCACGCTACACAGTTGTAAAAGGTGGATTAACGAACCCAAGAGAACTCATTGATAACAGAGTAGGCGGCATCGTTAACGTCACACGCCCGGATGCTATTGCCCCAATGATGCAAGCACCTCTCAACCCATTTATCTTCCAAACCATACAGATGCTTGATGAAGACAAAGAAGAGAACACCGGTGTCTCTAGGCTATCACAAGGTTTAAATAAAGATGCGATCAGTAAGCAAAACTCAGCTGCAATGGTTGAGCAGCTGGCAACAATGTCTCAGCAGCGTCAGAAGATCATTGCTAGGAACTTTGCCAACGGTTTCTTAAAGCCTCTTTTCCACAAAGTTTACCAACTCTGTGTTGAGAACGAAGAGGAAGCTAAGATCGTTGAATTATCGGGTGGTCAATATGTAGAGATCACACCAGCTGCCTGGACTGACAAGCGAGACGTCACAGTTGAGTTAGCACTAGGATACGGTGAGCAAGAAAGAGAAGCTCAAAAGTACCTAGAGATGCATACAGCATTCCAAGCTGACCCAAGCTTACAGAAGATGTATCTTCCAGAAAATCAATATGCATTGATATCTAAAGTGATGGAGATGACCGGCATTAAGAATGTTAAGTCGTATCTAACACCGCCAAATGAGCTACCCGAAGAGCAGCCAGATCCAGCTGGTGAGATGCAAATGCAAATGGCTCAGAAGCAAATTGAATTACAAGAAAGACAAACAGCTGT